GCCACGTCCCTCCCCACCCTCCCCGACGGGGTCGAAGGGTGAAGGGCTCGGGCCTGCGCGCTGAGTCCGTGACGGCCCTGCGGGCATCGCGCGGCCTGTCGCAGGCGGACCTCGCCGACCGCGTGGGCGTCAGTCGCCAGCAAATCAACCGCATCGAACGGGGCCACGCCGATCCGCACCTGTCCACGGTGCGCGCCCTGTCGCAGGCCCTCGGCGTCCCTCTCGCCGACCTCGTCGACGAATGAGCGTCGAGCCGCACATCCTCGCCGCGGCCCAGTCGCGCCTGCACAACGCAAGGCAGGCGCCCCTCGCCTACGCGCGCCTGTGGGACTCGCCGCGCACCTCGCAGCGCCGGGCCCTGTCGAACGTGTGTGGGGCCAGCGTGTTCATCACGCTGATGCTCGGCGGGAACCGTACAGGCAAATCTGTAGCACTTGCACAGTGGCTGATCGCCATGGCCGCCGGCATTGACGCCACCGTCACCGCGGCCTCGGGCAAGCCCCTGCGCTACGTCCTGGCCTGGGCCATCGCCAACGGGATCCCGACTGACCAGATCCCCGAGGGTCCGGGCCGCGTATGGGTCGCCTCCCCCACCTTCGCCGCCGCCGTTGAACAGATCCGCCCGCACCTGCGCAAGCTGGCGCCCGCCGGCACCACCTTTTTGCGCTGGGACGACAAGCGATCTGAGGCCGAGCTGCGCCTACCCGGCGGCGGCGTGATCGTGTCGAAGTGCTATGCACAGTACGACGCCGATCCGCAGACCTGGGAGGGGGCCAACGTGCGCGCCCTGGGCCTCGATGAGCAGCCGAATTCCCGCGCCTGTCTGACCGCCGGCCTCAGTCGCCTCGTAGACCAGCGGGGCCGCTGCCTGTGGGCGCTGACCCCCCTCCGCGGGCAGGCGGACTGGCTCTATCGCCAGATCGTCAACCCGCAGCCCGGCGAGGAGCCCGCGCCGCCGGGCTTTGTGGTCCACCACCTCCACGGCGCGGACAATCCCCACGTCCCGCAGGACTGGCGCGAGATGATGCTCGCCTCTGTCCCGAAGTGGCAGCGGGCCAGTCGCGACATCGGCGCGTTCACCTCGCCAGAGGGGGCGATCTACCCCTTTTTGCGGGGTCTGCACATCGTCCAACCCTTCGCCATCCCGCGGGGCTGGCGCCGCTGGCTCGGCGTCGACTGGGGCGCTCGCGCACCTCATGCGGTCTGGGTCGCCGAGGCCCCAACCGGGGAGCTGTACGTCTACCGGGAACTGTACTACCGCCGCTCCACCTTGGAGCCTGCCATCACCGACCGCGCCTTCTGCGAGGCGATCCGCGCACAGGGCGCCACCGACGGCCCGGTGACCATCCTCGGGGTAGCGGACAGCGAGAGCCCCGGGGCCATCGCCGAGGCCGCTGGCCTGGGTCTCGCCCTCGCGCCTGCCGCCAAGGGTCCGGGGTCAGTCCTCTCCGGGATCACGCTGGTAGGGGCGCTCCTGGCCCCCATCGACAGCATGACGCAGGCCGAGATCGTGCCCCGCCTTCGGTTCTTCGCCTCCTGCCCCATGGTGGCCTCAGAGGTCGAGGGGCTCAAGTGGGGCCGGCACCGGGACGGCGTAGATCCGCAGCCTGACCCTGCCTGTAGCGACCACGGCGCCGACGCGCTACGCTACGTCATTCAGTTTCGCCACGCCATGGGGCTCCGATGAACCTCACCGACCGTCTACTGTCCCTCGTCGGCCTCGGCGCCCTCGTGCGCATGGCGCCCGCCGCCCCGCTCAACGCGATCGAGGTGCTACCCCCGTCCCCTGGGGTCACGGTCGGCCGGGTGGCGTCAAAGCCCCGTGCGGCGGCGGACCTCAACCTGATAGCCCGCGCCCCCTACCTCTACGCGGGCGTCACCCAGCGGTCGGAGTCAATCGCTACCTACCCGCTCCGGGTCTACCGAAACGGTAAGCCGATCGAGCCGGCCGGCAATTACGCCTGGGTGCGCGATTATCTCAATCTCTTCGCCTCGCCCGACCCGGGCGACATGAGCGATCCCAAGGCCATTTTCCCGCGACAGACCGGCTCTGGGCTCCTGGCTCAGTTGGTGGCCGATCGCCTCATGTGCGGGGTCGCGTGGGTGCTGCCGACCCTCGCTGAGGGCTCCGGGCGTCCGATCGCGCTGACCCGCCTCCACCCGCGCCAAGTCTCGATCCTGCGCGTGAGCACCGGCGATCAGGTCGAGTACCGCCCCACCAGCGGCACCCGCACCCTGTACCCGGTCGAGCAGGTGTGCTGCATCCGCGGCGTGTCGGCCAACCTCGGCGGCGAGGAGCTCCTCGGCACCGGCGCCGGGGAGCCGCTGAGCGACATCGTCGAGGCCGAGTCGCAGGCGATGCGAAAGACCGCCACCGTGATCAGTCAGGGCGGGGTGGACCTGATCATCCGCGCCACCTCGCCGACGGCCGCAGCCATGCTGATCGACGAGGCCACCCGCGCCCGGATCGTGGACTCAATCACCGAGCAACTGCGCGGGGGCTACGAGGGCGACCGCCGCGTGATGGCCCTCGGCGGTGAGTTCGAGATCGTGCCCGCCGGCTTCGAGCCCGCCGACCTCCAGGCCGCCGAGATGATCAAGGCGGCCCATGATGCCGAGTTGGCGGCCATCGGCGTTAGTCCGACCATGATCGGCGGGGCCGCGGCCAACTACGCGACGGCCCTGGTTGAGATGCGTGTTCAGTACGAGCGCGACGCCACGCTCGCTCAGATCATCGCCGACGCCCTGTTTACGCCGCTGATCCGCTACTGCGCCCGCCTCGCCCGTCAGTCGGACGCCACCTTCACCGCCGGACTCGATCTGTCCGGCCATCCGGGCGCGGTGGCTATGCGCACCGAGTCAATCAACCGGATGCAGGTCCTCGTGGGCCTCGGATGGAGCCCGGCCCAGGCCGCCGCCGCTGAGGGGGTCGACCTGCCGACCCCCGCGGCGCTGCCAAGCCCCAAGCCTGCCCCGTCCGCTGCCCCGGCAGGTGGCGAGCCCACCGCCGTCGGCGAGGGGGCTGCAAGCGCCCGCAGCGGCCTCCCATGGCTCCGTCAGTCGCCCGCCGCCCCGCGCCTCCAGATCGCCCGCCGCGAGGTCGACAAGTTCACCGGGTCGATGCTGTCCGCCTTTCGGGTGGGCCTGCGCTGGCAAGACGAGGGCTATGCCGGAGACGGGCTCAAGCCTGAGACTGTCCGCCGCGCCTCCTGGGCCGTCGACACGGGCGGCCCCCCGTCTGATCGCTGGGTGATCGAGGCCAGCGCGTGGCACCGACGGCACCATCCGGGCGGCGTCCGGCCCATCGACGGGCGCAAGGCCGACCCCTCCCCGCTGGACGTCGCCACCGCCCTGTGGGGCATCCTGGGCCCCGATGACGCCGCGTGGTGGGACCGCCAGCGCGAGGCCCTGGACGCCGATCGCGTAGCCGCCGCTGAGGCGGAGATGGCCGCCACCGAGGCCGCCGCAGCCTCTACCCGCGGGGCAACCTGGGCCGCCGTCGACGCCCGCCGCGCCCCGCATCAGCGGCGCATCCAACTGGCCGCCCGCGCCACCCAGGCCGAGGAGCTGGCCGCCTACCAGCGCCGCATCCGGGCCGCCCTGCCCGCCGCCGTCCAGGGTGAGCGCGCAGGGGGTGGCACCGCTGCCCGTCTGGTGTCGTATGGCGCGGTCGACTGGGCCGAGGTGCTGGGCTCCCTCACCGACGCCCGCGCCCGCTGGCTTGACGGTCTGTCTCCGTCCTGGGTCGCATCCTGGGAGGAGGCCGCGGCCACCGCGCTGCCCGGCTATGACCTCCAGGTGCCGCTGCCCGCCTTCACCGAGGCCACCCTCGCAGAACTGGAGTCCGGGGCCGCGGCCGTCGCTGACTACAGCCGCGAGCGCGTCCGTCTGCACGTCGAGGCCGGCATCCGCGACGGCCTTAGCGTGGTGGACATCGCCGAAACCCTGCGCCAAGACCAAGCCTTCGAGCCCTTCCGCGCCCTTCGCATCGCCCGCACCGAGACGATCCGGTCAGACTCCGCCGGGGTGCAGGCCCGCGGCGCGGAGGCGACCCGGGTTGGCGTCGAGGTCGAGCAGGGCTGGCTCTCCGACCCCATGGCCGCCATGTGGGACCGCCGACACGATCGCCTCGACGGGGAGACGCGGCCCCTCGGCGGGACATGGCGCACCCCGCTGGGGGTCGAGACGCGCGGGCCTGGGCTCTCCGGCGACCCGGGGGAGGACTGCAACTGCGTCTGTGCGACTGCCCTCGTTGTCAAGCCTCGCCCCGCGGTGTAACGTCAAGGCGACACAGTCGGCGGCGCCATCCCGTTGTGTGCTATGCCAGCGACATGGATACCCGCGCCGCCACCCATTTTTGGCTTCGCCACGGTCAGGCGCCCTGGCACCTTGTCGGGCGCCTGCTGACCGATCGCGACAGCATGGGCCGCGAGGTCATGCTCGACCCGGTGACCGCCGGGGAGATGCGTGACGATCGGCCCGCCTTCATCCTGTCGACCGAGGGCGAGGCCACCGACGGTCACGTCGTGCGGCAGTTCTGGGACCTCGATCGCGCCGCATCTGTCGGTGTTCCGGTCCTGTGGTCGCACGATCCAGGCCAACTCCGTGGCCAGTGGGAGGACCTCGCCGTGCGGGACCTCCCCGGCGGCCGGTCCCTCGTCGGTCGCGCCCGCATGAGCGCCACCAACGGCCACGCGATCGAGCTGCGCGAGATGATCCGCGAGGGCATCCTGCGCGCCGTGTCGGTCGGCTGGCAGCCCGGGGAGATGGTCCGCCGCGGCGAACTGGACCCCGGCGACCCGCTCTACCGGGCCCCCGAGGATGGCGACTGCGGTGAGGCCCGCGAGGGCTCTGTGATGGGTAGCGCGAAGAGCCCCAACCGGCTGATCGAGTGCTCCCTCGTGTCGACCCCCGCCGATCCGCGCGCCATGGTGACCAGTCGGATCATCGACAGCGCCGCCCGCTCGGCTGGCGCCCTCACCTCCGGGGGCGCGGTGCCCACCGGCGCCGACGCCCTCACCCGCCTCTACCGCCTCGCCAGCGCCGACCCGACCGTGCGCGCCTACCTCGGCTCGCAGGCCATCCGGGCCACCGAGCCGGGAATGAACGACCTTGCCCGCCGGCTCGCTGCCATCGAGGCGCGGCTGGCGACACAGACCACCGCGCCCTCCGTGGCGCCTGACCCCTCCCTCCTCTCCATCGACCACATCCTGCGGAGCTGAAAATGGCCACTCACAACGAAGACGCACTCGACGGCGCCCTGGAGCGGGAGGTCACCCCCGCCGACATCAGCAACGCGGGCGCCCTCGCCGCGCTGCTCAACGCCCACCGCGCCGCGATCGTCGCTGGCGCCGCCAGCGCCGACGGCGTCGAGGCCATGAAGCGCGAGATCGCGCCCCTCCTGGCCCGCGGTCGCCAGCTCGACGCCAGCGCCAGCGCCGTCCAGGGCCACCGGTCGGACCTTGATCGCTACTTCTCGGCCGATGGCAAGCTCAACCTCGGCAACTTCAGCACCACCGCCCACATCGGCGGCGACACAATCGACCTGCCCGTGCGCGGTCTCCTCACCGACCCGGTGAGCCGCGGCCCCGAGCACGACGATCTCCGCCGGGCCTTCGCCTCCTACGCCCTCTCCTACGTCCTAGCCTCGCGCTTCAACGCCGGCCGGTCGACTGAGGCCCTGCGCCGCGCCCGTGCCGGCGTGGTGACCGCCTTCCGCGCCATGCCCGGCCGGATCGGTCGCTGGGCCGCCGAGACCTTCGCCAGCGCCGAGTCCTTTCAGCGCGCCGTGAACGGTGCCACCGGCGCCGGATCGGAGCTTCTGGCGACCCCCACCCTGTCGACCATCCAGCGCCCGATCGAGCTGACCCGCCGTGTCCCCGGCCTGATCCGCTCCGTCGCTGCGCCCGCGTCCAGCTTCAAGGCCCCGAAGGTCACCGGCCGCGCGCTCAGCCGCGTGGTGGGCAAGATCAGCAACGATCCGGCCCGAATCCAGTCGTCCGACTTCACGACCGGCGACGAGACGATCAGCACCGTCAACCGCACCATTCAGGCGCTTGTCGACGTCAACTGGCTTACCGAGGGTGGCCTCGTTCTCACTGACCCCGTGGGCTTCATCAATCAGTGGCTGAACGAGGGCGACCTGTTGACCCTGGAGATCGCGCTGCTCCACGGGGACACGGCCGGCACGCACCAGGACACCCTGTCCACCTGGACGATGAACAGCCTCCTGACCGCCGGCACCCTGTCGGAGTCCGCCGCGCTGATCAAGGCCTATCTGGGCTTCCGCGCCCACGCCGCCGATCAGTCGGCCATGGTGACCGCGGGCGGCAATTTCGACATGGCCGACCACTTCAGCGCCATGACCTACTTCGGGGCTGGCACCGGCGCCGATCCCGGCTCCGTCGTGATGATCATCGGCCTCAACGCTCTGTACTCCTCGATCCTGCCGATGGCGAACCTCCTCACCGTCGACAAGTCCGGGACCGCGGCCACCATCAACGCCGGCCAGATCGCCACCATCGCCGGCACCCCGGTCGTGCTGTCCGAGTGCATGGGCAAGGACTTCGACACGACCACCGGTCTGTATACCGGCTCGAACAAGGGTAACTCGGCTGTCTATGTCCGCCCCGCCGGGTGGTACCACGCCGAAGAGGTCAACCGCGCCGACGACTGGGATGTGACCGAGGCCCATCGCCGCGCCCGCTACATCGGCTTCCAGCGCTCCGGCATCCTCGTGCACGACGGTCTGTCCACCCAGACCGACGCCGTCGCCCTCTTCAACATCTGAGGACACCATGGAAACCATCCGCCTCTCCGTCACCCTCGCGAAGACTGGGACCACCGCCCACACCCAGTACTTTCCCACCCCCTCCGCCTCCAGCGGCCCGGGCAGCAAGTGGAAGTTCCTGGGCGCACAGATCCAGCCGCAGGCGACCCTCGCCGCCAACGGCACCGACTACCGCACCGTCGACGTGCAGGTGGGCGGATCGTCGGTGGTCACATCGTTGACCTCGGCCGCCACCGCCTTCACCGCCGGCACCACGCGCGCCTTCACCGTCACCGGCGTCGGCTCCGCGATCGAGGTCACCCGCGCGGCCCCTCTGTCCGCCGTCCTGGCCCACGCGGGCTCCGGCGGCACCTTCGAGGGCACCGTCACCGCGGAGTTCGAGGTGCTGCCGTGAGTATGTGTCGAATCGAGTTCACGCCGCCCCGTGACGCGCCGCCGCACGTCCGCGACTCCATCACCGTCAAGGGCCGCCCCTTTCCAGTCGGCAAGGTGGTCGAGGTCGAAGACTTCGTCGCCGCCGCCTGCATCAACGGGATGGCGGGGTGGTGGAAGGTGCACAGTGGCGAACCCAAGCCCCGCCCCACCGTCAAGGTCGGCGAGGTCAAGGCGGTTGCCCGGGCGCAGGCCCAGGTCGCCCAGTCGATGACCGTGGACGGTGGCCGCGCGCTCCAGTCGCTCCCGGCCCTGTCGCCGGCCGCGATCAAGGCGCTGGCGAGCAAGGGAGCCGAGGCCGACGAGGCGCTCAAGGGCGGCGCCTTCGACGAGGAGGCTGGTCTGATCGCGATCTTCCTGTGGACGATCGGCGAGAAGGAGCGGGCCGTCAAGTACGCTGACCGCGCGCAGGCCGTGGCCAATGCCAAGGCCATCAACGCGGCCGCCGCCTGATGCTCTGCTCGGTCGCCCAGGCCCGCCCCCCGCACCTCGCCGCGGGGGCCGACGACGCGACGGTGGAGGCCCTGATCCGGGCCGCCTCGGCGCAGATCGCGGCCCTCTGCGGCTACCCGCGGGCGTCGGCCTCGGCGGCCCCTACGATGCTGTCGACTGAGTACACGATGATCATCGACTGCGCAGGCGGTCGGGATCTGCCCCTCCCCCTGTCGCCGGTGACGGCGCTGGGCGCCATCTATGACGACCCGGGCGGGGACTTCGAGTCTGCCGACCTCGTGACATCGACCGACTACGCGCTGACCTACCTCCCCGGCAAGGGGTGGGTCGCGCGCCTGACGCGGACGGCCACCCTCGGCGCGTGGTCGCGCGGGCGTCAGTGCATCCGGGCCACCTTCACCGCGGGCCACGTCAATCCCCCTGACGATCTGGCCTCACTCTGTGTCGCCCTCGTGCGGCATCAGTACGAGCAGCGGACGGCGACCCGGCAGGAATCGGCCTCCGTCTCCGGGGCCTCGTACTCTTTCGGCGAGCCCGCCGCCGTCCCTGACTGGATTCGGCACGGGCTCGCGGTAGGGGGCCACATTCTGGCCCGCACCGTGTCCGCGTGAACCTGCGCCAGTTCGAGGCGTCGCTACGCGCGGCCATCCCGAAGGCCCAGGGCGCGATCCGCCGCGAGTTGACACAGACGGCGATCAACGCCGAGGGCAACGCCAAGCGAAACATCGCCCGCAACCGTTCAGGGCGCCTGCGCCGGTCGATCATCGGGTACGTCGAGCCGGTCGAGGGCGGGCTGCGGATGACCCTCCGGGCCGGCGCTGGTGACGCGCCCCTCGTCTACGCGCGCACCCAGGAGGAGGGTGGGCGCATCGTCGCGCGGCGTGGGCGTTACCTCGCCTTCCCGCTGCCCGGCGGGCCCGCGGAGACTGCCCGGGGCGTGGCGCGCTACAAGTCGCCGCGGCAGGTGCCGGGTCTGTCTTTCCGCAAGACGAAGAGCGGCGGCATCCTCGGGAAGACGATCGGGCGCGGCAAGCGGGCGCGGTGGCAGACATGGTACATCCTCGTGCCCTCCGTCCAGATCCCGGCCCAGTGGTACGCCCGCCGGGGCTTCCTGTCGGCCACCGACGGCCTTGAGGGCCGCCTCGGTGAGCGCCTCGCCGCGGTGCTGGCATGAGCGTCGCCGTCCAGGCCCTCGACGCGCTCGCCACGCTCATCGGGGCTGCGCTGTCCTGCCCCTGCACAATCGCAGGCGCGCCGCCCTCACCGGCCGGGGCCCCGTGTCCGTCCGCGTGGCTAAGCTATGAGACGATCCGGGCAGACGTCGACGGCCCAGGGGTCGCCCTGTCGCAGCGTGGCCTGACGATGTCCGTGAGGGTCACGATCTACCCGCAGACCACCGACGCAACCCCGCGGGGGCGCGTTGTGGCTGCCCTCCAGGCCGCGGATCGGGTCGTGTCCGCCGTCCATGCTGATCGGGGGCTCGGCGGCCTTGTGCTGGACTGCCTCGCGTCCCACGACGCCCCGCCGCCCGATGTCGGCGCAAGCGGTGGCCTACAGGCTGAGGTCACGATAGAGGTCCGCTGGATCGGAGGAGACTCGCTGTGAGCTGGCACCTGTCGACACACACCAAGCGGGCCTCCGTCGTTGCGTTCAACTCGGGGACCGCCGGCAACTACGACGTGACCGTCGCTCCCGCAGCGGACTTCGAGGAGTTCTGGTCTGCGGTCATGTCTTCGGGCTACGACGTGCGCTTTTACAGCGCCGACGGGACCGCCCTGGCCTACAACCGCGGGACCTGGACCTACGCCTCTCGCGCGGCCTCTTTCCGGGTGGCAGCACTGCCCTCGTCTGCCCAGAATCAGGCCGTGCACTTCTATATGTACTGGGGCGCCTCCACCTCGGACGGGTCTACCGCGGCGTCGTCCGGTAACCTGATCAGTAGCAGCGCCATCCTCTACGCCGCCACCCCGGCCCAGGTGATCAACGCCGGCCCGCAGCCCGTCGGGGCTACGTCGCCCGCTGTCACCATCACCAAGTCCACGGGTGACACGATCCTGCTGTGGTGGGATGTCGCGTCGCTCCTGTGGCTGCGCGAGATGCGCTACAACGGCTTCCTCGCCTACGAGGAGGTCCAGTACGTCAACGACGTCCTGGTGACCACCGGCGGGTCTACGCAGGCCTCGATGGTGACTGAGTCGGCCACCAAGGTCAAGGATGGCCGCTACATCGTGACGCAGCACCAAGCCGGCACCACCGGAACATCCTACACGATCTCGCTCGACGTCCAGACGTCGCTCGGGCGGATCTTCGATCTTCGCGTCCAGCTCGACGTCACCGACGTTCAGGAGTCCTGACGATGGCCCAGCCCCGTACCGCCCGCGGCTCCTTCCTCGGGGTCGCGCCCGACAACACTACCTACGGCACCGCCGCCGGCACCCTGACCCACTTCTACCGCCTGTTCACGGCCGGGATCACGAACGTCTGCAACGACGTCCCCGTGGGCACCCTGGCCGACTCGAACAACGCCAGCGAGGTCGTGTCTGTCCATCTACGCAACGAGCAGAGCATCACCGGAACGGTGGAAATGCCGCTCATGGCCGAGGGGATGGGCCTACTCATCCATCATGCCATGTGGGCCACCTCGACCAGCGGTGCCGGCCCCTACGCGCACACCAGCACGATCTCCTCCAGTCGCCCCGCCCTGGGCCTGACGCTTGAGCAGTGCACCGGCGCCAAGTCGGAGATCTTCCCGGGCAGCCGGATCTCCAAGATGGTGCTCAAGGGCGAGGTCGGCGGGGGCGTGCTGCGCGCGGCCTTTGACGTCATCGCCCAGGCCCCCACCGCTGCCCCGGGCAGTCCGTCCAGCCCCACCTACACCACCAACGAAACCGCCTCGACGGTCGAGTGGTGGCGCGGGGCGACCGCATCGATCGGCGGCAACGCCTACGCGATTCAGTCGTTCGAGATCACCCTCGACCGCAAGCTGGAGCCGATCCGGTCTGTCGGCGCGCTGGTGACTGACGATCCGGCCACCTCGACCCGGCCCGAGGTCATGGGCAAGTTCCGCCTCGCTCAGTACGACGACCAGCTCTACGCCGACTACAAGGCGGGGACTGAGGCAAACTTGACCTTGACCTTCACCAAGGGCGCCAAGTCGATCGCCTTCACCATCGACAACGCGCACATCGGCAAGTACAGCGAGAATCGCGGAACTGGGCCCACGATCATCGATCTGGAGGTGGTGGGCCAGTCGGACGGCACCGACACGGGACTCAAGATCGTCATCACCAACAGCCAGTCCACCTACTCGGCGGCATGACATGAGCGCATTTCTCAAGCATCTGGCCACCCTCCCCGCACCCCCTTCCGCCGGGACGCCGCTGATCGTCGACGTCCCCGGGAAGGGGATCACCGTCCGCGCGCGGATGCCGAAGGCCGGCGCCCTGTTTTTCTCGTCGGTCGGCACCCTCCTCGCCCACCGGGCCGCGCGCGACTCAGAGCCCGACCCCGGGACCGCGGATCACCTGCGAGACTTCTACGCGGCCATCGTGTGTGAGACGGTCGACGGCATCGGGCCCATCGGCGGCGCGATTGAGCCCTGCCGCCTCGTGTCGGTGCGGTCGGACGCCACCCCGGCCGCGCTGGTGGAGTCGGTCGCGTCGGACGGCGACATGCCCGCGCTGTGGATCTGGCAGATCCTCGACGGGACCGCGGCGAAGATGATCGGTGATGCGGTCTACACCTTCGCAGGGGAGGGCCGGGCCCTGCCCCCTTTCGTGTCGCCCGCCGATCCCTCGCCTCCCTCGCCAGGGTCGGGCGGGCCTTCGGAGTCGACCCCCTGACTGTGCTCGATTGGTCACCCCTCCGCCTCGGGTTGGCGCTGGACGCGCTGGACGCTGAGTCTGAGGAGGCCGAAGAGGCGATCCGCGCGCTCGGGTCGCAGAAAGAGCGCCCCGACATCGTGTACACTATCCCCCTCACCGCCGGCTGATCCGTGTCTGATGTCCGCCTATCGCTGACCCTCACCGACGGCGTCTCCGCCGCGCTGGCCGCCATGGCCGGGGCAGCGGGTCAGGCGGCGGCGGCCGAGGAGAGCCTTCGTGCGGCGCTGGCGCAGACCGGGGCAGCGTCTGCGGCGACCGCAGCGGCCATCACCTCGACCACCACGGCGACCCGCGGGGCATCGGCGGCAGCGAGCGAACTGGGCGCCGACCTTGAGCGCATGAAGCGGCGGATGGAAGACCTCGCCGCGGTCAACCCGGTCGAAAAGGCGGTCCTGGGCTACCGTAGGGCCGCCGCTGAGGTGCGCGCCTACGCCGAGGCCACCGGGGACGCGGCGACCGCATCCCGGGCGATGGCGGGCCTGGATGCGCGCCTCGCTGCCGTGATCAGCGACCGCAACGCCGCGACGAAGGCCACCACCACCGCCACGCGTGGGGCCACGGAGGCCAGCGCCGGCTTCGCGCAGGCGACACAGAAGGTGGGGATCTCGTCGGGGCAGGCCGCCGCGGCGGTCACCAACCTCCGCGCGCAGTTTGTCGATCTGTTTACGCAGATCTCCACCGGCGGATCGCCCATCACCGCTCTCATTCAGCAGGGCCCTCAGATCGCTGAGGCGATGGCCCAGGGCGGCGGCGCGGTGCGCACCCTGACGGGCGCCCTCTCGTTCCTTGCCGGCCCGATCGGCGTGGTCGCGGCGGCGGCGCTGGCGATGGGCGGGGCTCTGTACTACGCCTCGCAGCAGGCCGGGGAGGCTGAGGCGAAGGTGCGGGCAAGCGCCGAGGCGGCAGACGCGGCGGCGGCGGCCTATGGGCGCCTGCGGGACTCACAGCGCCTGCAAACCGTCCAAGTCGCGGTCGCGGCGGGTGAGCTTGACCCGTCGGCCGTGCGGACGACCCAGGCCACCTTGCAGGCTGAGGCGCAGTACCGGGACCAGATCAACGCCGCCCGCGCGAAGCAGATCGCGCAGACCACCGCCCTCGCCACGGCCGAGCGGGCGCTGGCGACTGAGTACAAGCGCAACGGCGAGATCGCCACGGCGACCACCGCAGCGATGGAGGAGCGCGTCCGCGCCGCCCGCGCCGGCTTCGAAGCGGCGAAGGGGCAGGTGGACGGGTTGACGGATCGTGTCGCCGAGACGGCGGCCGGGATCGTTGAATGGGAGGACTACTCGGGGCGCGCGGCCGGCGCTGTCGGCAGGGTCGCCACGGCGGCCCGGGACACAGGCGACCGCATGGTGGCTGTCCACGCCTCGCTGGCGGCCCTGGTGGCCCAGGCCGATGCCTTCGCGCCCCCGGTGGTGTCGGCGCGTGAGGAACTGATCAAAATGGGTGCCGTGCTGGACTCGATTCGAGCCGGCGGCGCGGCCCTCGGGATCGACGTGTCGGGCACGGTGGACCGGCTCCAGGCCGAGATTGAGCGGCGAGACATCGCCCTGCGACTGGACGCCGTGGGCGCCTACGCGGCTGAGGCGGCGGCAGCCATCGAGGAGGAACTGCAAGGCGTGGTGGAGCGGGTCAACGCCGAACTGGCCATCGACGACCTGATCGCCCAGATGGGCGGCTTTGTGCGCTCCACGGTCGACGCCTTGACTGAGGCGGGCGCGCGGGCGGTGCGCCAGTCGACCGCGGGGCAGGCCGTTTCGGCGCTGGCCGGGGGCGCGTCCGGGGTGATGTCGGCGGTCGGCATGGCTGGCCCGGTCGGGGCCATGGTCGCCATGGGCTACGACCTGATCACCGGGATCGCGGACGGCGCGCTGATGGAGATCGCGAAGATGCCGACTGAGATCGCCCGGTCGCTGGAGGTCCTAGGCCCACAGGTGTCTGATGCCGTGGTGGAGTTGGTGGGCTCGGGAATCCCCGCGCTGATTGAGTCGTTCCCTAAAATGATGGATAAAGTCCTGATGGAGGCGATCCCGGCGCTGGCGAAGGTCCTGTTGGACCCGCGCACTTACCGGGAGATCGCCAAGTCGCTGGTGATCGCGATCGTTCAGGCGATCGGCGGGGTCGCGGAGTTCATCGTGCGCGGCGCCGGCGAGGTCTGGCAGCGCGTCTCCAAGGGTGTGTCGGGTCTGTTTTCGGCTGACCGCTGGCGGGAGATCGGCCGCTCCATCGCCCAGGCTGTGCGGGACTTCTTTGGCGGCGCCGGCAAGAAGGTCAAAAAGGCCGCCAAGTCGGCCGGGGAGACGGTAGCGGAGTGGTGGGAAGAGGCCTTCGAGAGCGGGACGGCCTATGTCCCCCGCACGGGCGTCTACATGCTCCACCAGGGGGAGCGCGTGGTCAATCGGGCCGGCGTCAACGCTGAGACGGCGCGCAAGGCGCAGCCGCCAGCCCGGGACGCCGTGCGCCTCGATCGCATCACGATCCTCGACATGGATGGGACCGCGCGCGAGATGCGCAAGTACCTCGGCGCCAAGGGCCGGGGCGGCCGGCTGGAGTTGACGTGAGCAGCAACGCGACGGCGACGATCTACTGGCAGCCCCGCGGGACCGCGGACGTCGAGATGGTGACCCTTCCGTGGCTGACAGAACTTGAGGAGCGGGTGAGCGGCCGGGCGGCCCTGTCGCGCAACGGCGTGGGCTCGGTGACGCAGTGGACCTCGGCGCCCGAGACGATCGTGCGCGTCGGCGCGGAGCGGTTCGGGAGCCCGGATAGTTCCTCAGTCGAGCGCCAGTTGTACGCCCTTGAGGCGCACCTGCAAGCCGGGGGCGTGGTCGGGTTCAGTCGCAGGCATGCGAAGACGTGGAGCACGATCAGCGCGGCCTCGCTGATGCCGGCGCGCGGCGACACGACGATCTACGGCCGGGGCAACGGCTTCACGGCCTACAACGCCGCTGGCACGCTGGCCGTTGGCGACGAGGTGGTGATCGAGGCGGTGCATCCCGACTGCCGCCGCGAGGTGGTGACGGTGGGCTCCCTACCCGTCGATCCGCCTATCCACGTCCTACTGTCGGCCGGGTGCGTGAACAGTTACGCCGGGCTGCCTGCGATCTACCGCTACCGCTGGTTCTGGCCGATCTTGCGCATGGCCGATCCGGGCGCGCAGATCGTCACGAGCGAGCGCCGGATGAATTTCACCCTGTCTGTCGACCTGCTCTACCAGCCCGGCCTCGTGCTGGATGCGTGGTCAGTCGGCCGCGGGTCTGCGTACTCGGTGACAGAGGCGATGAGCGCGCCGGATGGCGCCTCGCTGCCCAGCCTCGATCGGGTGTCGATGGCCGACATCCTCGCCGCCAGTCGGCGCACC